GGAAGTTCTAGCACGTTTTGGCCAGGTTTATACTATGCCAGACAAGGAAAGTGATATGGTTGATTTTATTACCATTGATCAGCTGGAGTTTCTTAAACGCAAATCAGTTTTTCATGCTGATTTAGGGCATGAAGTTGGAGCTTTAGCAGAGGATTCATGTTTTAAAATGCTCCATTGCTTTTTGCGTGAGAAAAATTCGCCTCTTTCTGAAGTGGAAGCTTGCGCGATGAACATTGACACAGCTTTGATGGAATGGTTTAATCATGGACCAAAAGTTTATGAGCATAGACGGGATGAAATGAGAGAAGTTGCAAGATTAGCCCGTTTGACAAATTTGTGTACTCAATTGCATGTGTCTTATGAAGAAAAAGTTGAACAATGGCATGAGCGATATGATCCCCATTCGGGAGAGGAGAAGGAGTTATCGCGGCCATTGTATGTTAAAGCGCTTACTGATATACCTTTGACAGCAATTGCCATGGATTTTCCTATCATTGTTCACAGTATTGGAGAAGTAGATTTGGTTTTCCAAACTACTATTATGGGTGTGCATCACGTGGTGTTTTTGGAGATTAAAGATTCCAATTTAGCTTCGGCACGCAGTAAAGGTAGGAAGCAATTACGTAGACTGTGTTACGCAGCCGCTGTATTGAATCCTTCCATTTCTTATGCCGGTGTTTTGTTGACTCCCATTGGATATGAGCCTGTTACAATGACGGGCCATGATGGTTATTGGGAAGATATAAGACTCCCTTTTTCTATGTGGCGAGATGTGCGTGAACACGATAGTGCAATGCGTTTACGTACCTATGGATTTTAATTGCACCTCGCCTTTGGAATGGCGTAAAATTCATCCCCCAGTTTCAAATCTGATGGTTAGCAAAATTGTTGTGTTTTATTGGATTCCATATTTTTCGGAGTGACTAACCGATAATATAGGCTTGAAGCACAATTTTTATGATGACGAAGTGTCATCATAGTCAAACCCCACCCTTGATGGTTGATAAAGGAGATGGGTTAAATAATTTGACCAACAAAAACACATATGAATGTATTAAACAAAAGCAAACCGGTGGTCGTGACGACCACAAAATCGACACGGATGTGTTGTCCACTTTTAAATGGGTTAACGATGTTGATCCTATGATAGTGGTAATTGAGAGGAATTTTGCCCTTTATGAGAAACAATTATTGGACATGCCACTTCAAGATTTTCCTGTTGCTGAACTTGAGGACGAATATTGTGATTTTGTCCCTATCTTTAAAGCACATTCAGGAATTACAGCTGATACCAACATCAATTCGTCGCCTGATGATATTAAGCATCAAACGATGCGTTTTCGAGATCAGTTTTCTGGTCATACAAATGACATTGAGACTTTTGTGGATCCTACCAGGAAGTTGCAAGATAAAGATGATGTTCCATTGTCCGAATTTTTCGCTCGTCCAGTTAAGGCTTTTGAAGCCCAATGGAATACGAATGGCATTTTAAACGCCGAATTCAACCCGTGGCGTCAGTTTTTGACGAATAAAAGGGTTCAGAATCGTTTGGCAAATTTTAAGTTGTTGAGATGTAATTTACGTATGAAAGTCGTTGTGAATGGTAATGGATTTCAGTATGGTCGTGCCATAGTGGCTTATTGGCCAATGTCGGGTTATGACCAGTTATCTACCCATACATCTCTTGATCCTATCGATTTGACGCAGACTTCGCAATTGCCTCATATTTTTATTGATCCTACAAC